TTTTACATACCACACAACACTATCACCGTCGGTATATTTGATCGTCCCTCCCATACTATCGAAGATGAACTCGATAAAAGCGTCCATGTTCACCTTGGAGAGGAAAACAATTTCTTGCTCATGGGAGGTTGTCACGGGCGTTTGTTTGGTGGTTCTAATTTGACCATCCATTGAACGCTTTATGTCCACCTTAATATCTAGGGTACGGGCGGGAAAACCGACCTCCCGAAGGACGACCGATTCATTAGCAAATTCAAGAACGATCATTCGGCTACCCCCTCAAACGTAAAAGACAGCTTGTACATGGGGCAGGGTCCGCGACTGATCTGCTGATAACGTATCAAAGAGTGAATAACACCATTACGGTTAATGCCGTACTCGTCGGTTATCTGAACAAGCTTCCCGGCATTCTCTATAGCAAATGCAAGGAAAGCATCGAGGGGTGTCTTCTGGAGAGTGAACTGCCACTCATACACGCGAGCCTTGAACCATGCGACACCGCGAGCTTGGTTAAGCTTTCCTCCGGCAGTGTTCCTTGTGATAGTATTTGTCACAAGGGAAAGGCTACTGCCGAAATCTGGATTCTTCAAAACGAAAGCCATAGCTTACTCCATTTCTAGGGCTTGCCATTCAGCCATCGTAAGCAGCGACCACTCGCCAAAGTGCAGCGTAACCCACGTTTGAGAAATTACATCAATCTCGAACGTAGCTGAGGCATCAATGAAGTCTGTTTCAACATACGGTAATTTGTACACAGACACCGTGTGACCCAGCCCTAAAAGACTTACAAGGGCTCGGGCGGCTGTCACAGTTCTTGTGACAGAGTGTGCTATGCCCAAAAATGATTCCAGAATCAGACCGGCATTAACCATGAGGGCAACACCGGAAAGACCTAGGTTACTAGCCGCGGAAGTCGGGACCCCTTTAATGAGAGGTCCCGACATTCCGAGCCCGTGAGTAATATTGAAGGAGAACACCCGAGAGGGTGTTCCCTCCAAGCCCAGCGTATGAGATACGCTGAGGTCGTAAATAGCCATTAGACTTCAGACGCCGTAACAGTGTACGTCACATTCACAGTATCGCCGCTGCCTACAGCTTGAGCCGAACTAAAGGCTGCCGTAGACCAAAGCGTACCCGTGGAAAGAGAGTTGTCTTCCTCACTGGTAATCATAATACCTTTCAGGGTTCCCGTTCCGGTGATCGGGAACGCCATAGCCGCTGCATTCGTAATGCTTGCAGCAGCCGCTGTTCCGACCGTCCATTCTTGGCGTTCACCGGTATAGTCAGTGAACTCCGTCCACCCTGCATGGGACGCCATAGTATCGCCTACGGCGAAACCAACAAAACCGCTGTTGTTCACAAGGCCACAGAACCATGCACTGATGGCTGTAACGGCACCGAACATAACATCCAGAAGCTTGTTAAATCCGACCGTGGTGATTTCGTTGTGGACAGTTTCCTTCCACTTCACCTTACCATCGGAACCGACATTGGTGACTTCGACATTATGCATGACTTTGAAACGTTTCAAGGGAATCTCCTTAATTTAACTTAATCGTGCCACGGCGTACTTCACGCTCAAGGATACGACCGATGTTCATAGCCGTTTCGCGGTCACTAGAACCGCCCTGAACGGATATCGCCATACCACTAAAATCAAACGACACAGAAGACGACGAGCTACCGCCCTTAGGTGAAACAAATCCACCCTGAGCATATCCCCGGAATCCACGACCACTGTTCAGGGCCGTGAGCAAAGCAGCATTACGTTGAGCAGCCCGTGCATTGACAACAAACTCACCTTGCTGAGCAAGGATAGGTACGCTATCGCGACCGGGGATGCCACCAGATATCCAGCCGCCAGCAGCTTTCTTGGGAAGCCCAGCGATGCTACGTAGATAATTATTTGCCTGATCCAAAGCTTGAATCATTCTTTGGCGATCTTGAGCATGTTTGATTTCAGCTTGAGACAGCTTATCCAAAGTAGCAATTTGTGCTGTGAAAGATTGCTGTTGAGCAGCCAAGTTTGTAGTTATATTTTGCAAAGCAGTTTCGGCTGTTTTTGCTGCCGCTGTCCCTGCAAAAACCTTATTCAATTGATTTTGTAACGTGCTAACTTGTTGCATCATGGTTACAAAATCAGCATTTTGAGGCGATGCTTCAGTGAAGCTATCAACCAGTATAGCAAAATTCTTTAACGAAGCATCGACAGCCGACAGGTTACCGGCCGAGGGCTCTATGGCAGCCGTGGCTGTAGCCGTTCGCAGATTCTGTAAAAGCTGATCTACGTCAACGTCCCCGCCTTCAAAGAATCTTTTCGGGAGACCCTTAGCTTCTGCACGGCCAAAAGCCTCTTTAGCCGCAGACACACTTACATTCAAAAGACTCGAAACCGAGAAAGCATCAGCAAACGATGAAATCTCACCGAATGCTTTTTTCGATTCGGCCACAGTGTTAGACTGTATGTCTAGAAGCTTTTTAGCTTCTGCCTGTTTGTCTGCTTCCAGAGCATCGATATCTTTCTGCGTACCAGACAACTTCTCAGATTGACGAGCAGTAACAAGAGCTTGACCTTGCGTCCTAAGCTGATCTTCAAACGTAGAAAATAGCTTTGTTGCAGTATTTAGATCAATACCTGCACCAACCAAAGTCCGCAATATGGTACCGACTTGATCCATCGTGGCATTAATTTGTTGCCGACGATCTTCCGAGGTTTCAGGCGTCTTGGAATTGATTTTCTCAAGAACTTTGAACTGTTCCTTGACAGCCTCGACAGCCTGTTTCTGCCTGTCAAGCTTAGCTTGCTCAAGCTGTTCAGCACGTTTCAACTTAGCAATGTAGTCATCTTGATACTGGTTCAAGAGTTTCTGTATGCGAGCAAATTCACCTGCCGGGGAAAGTAATTTCCTCAAACCGGTATCATCACCAGTCTCACGCATAATATCAGCGATACGCTCTTGGAGATTTGCTGCCTCTTCAAGATTCTTAACAACAACCTCATGGGCATCTTCATTGATAGTGCCATTAGGTTGTACAATGTTAGCTTGTGCAAGCTTGGCGGCTGCCTCAAGTTGTTTCTTGCGTTCTTCGATAAGCTTAATCGTTTTAGCCGGATCATCTTCCTTCTCAACATTTTTCAGAAGCTGGTCAAAGATACGCTTCTGGAATGTCTCACCGCTCTTAGCACGGTTCTTGGTGGCCTTATCAATTTCCGAATTCAGCTCTTTGATTCTGGAACCAATATCAGTGATACTCTTGTCCAGATCACTCACAAAATCTTTCATGCTGTCTTTTGAGCGATCAATGGCGTCTTCGAGTGCCTCAGCAAGATTAGATTCTATGGTGCCAGCCAAACGAGAAACCGCAGCAGCATATTGACGCAAAGCCTGATAGCGAGCATCTAGCGCTTTCCTGAACGCACCAGACAATTTCTCAAGAATCTGTTGCTGGCGAATTGCCTGCTGGTTTTCGACAGCCGTTAAACGCTTAATAACTTCGGCACGGGCTCTTTCAGATTCGGCAATCTCTGCTTGCACTTGGGCATACGTAACCCAAGCCGCCGTAATAACGGATATTGCAACACCGATACCAAGACTTTTGAAAACGGCACCGGCTCTAGCATAATCTGCTAAAGCCTGTTCTGCTTTTTTCTGGACAACAATATTCTTGGACAATACTTGGGTTTCAAGCAAAGCCAATTGTGTCCGCGTCCGAACTAACTGAATAGCTCTAGCCAAACCACCATTAGCCAATATGATAGCAATACGCCAAGCAGCATATGATGTGAGCAAAGGAAGTATAGCAGCACGCAACGAAACGAAAAGACTCGTTAACGTTGTACCGTTACGGATCATACCGACAATGAAATTCTGAATCGGTTCAACAATATTCTTCAAGACATAGTTCTTGAATTCTTCTGTTGACTTTTTCAGAACAGCAGCGTTTGACTCCGAGGTAACGCGAACAGCTTCCTTATAATTTTCAATGCGTCCCGTAATCTGACTAAGGGTATCACTAAATTCCTTAATACCCTGATCGGAAGAAAGGAACGCTGCACCACGCAAGCCACGCACTTCGTTAAAGAGTTGTGCCAATTCCGTCAAACGGCTATCGCCGGATTCCGCAGCGATTTGCAATTTCTGCAACACACCCAAGAATCCAAACGTTCTGACAGCAGCTTCACCGGAAGCAACACCCCACTCACCGAAAAGTTCAGTCATTTCTTCGGTAGGGGCAATCAACTTAGTGACGATACCAGAAATCTGTGTAAGCACTTCACGCGGCTTGACACCGATTCGGGTCAAGACAGCAATGGATGCACCAAACTCCGCCGTGGAAAGACCTAATTGCTTTGCAGCAGGAGCCACACGGCCATAAGTATTTGCCAAGTCTTCAGCCTTGACACGGCCCAAGTCAATAACAGCAAACAACTCGGAGGCCAACTGTTCAGCGTCAGCAGACGATTTACCGAACGAGTTAATAGCCGAAGACAGCAAGTTGACAGCGTCCGTCGTAGACGAGCCTGTAGCACGTGCAAAGTCAAGTGCCTGACCCATGAAGGTCACAGCTTCAGCACCACGGGTCACCTGATTCGAGATTGCTTCATAGGTGGCAGCAGCAACTTCAACAGCGTCAAAACCCTTATTGCTTGAAAGAGCCAAAATGGAGTCAGACCACTGTTCCTGCGATAGCTGGGCATCTTGCGAAATCGATTGAATGAGGGCAATTTGAGTCTGTAACTGGGCCAAAGCTCTTGAGGCTTCAAATGCCGTACTAACCAAACGACCGAAGGCAAGGTGCAATGTCTGAATAGACGCTAACCTAATAATGGATCGCCAGCTAAGCACAAGATTATTCAAGTGATTATTGGCGGCTTCATAACTGGTGGCAATTTTTCGGGCAGCAGCGGCGGCAGCGGCAGCGGCTTTGGCTTCAGCCTTAACATGCTCGTTACCCAATCTTCGAATAGCATTTATACGTCGCTCGATATGCGGCAGCATGATAGCTTCAGCAGCACTGAAGGAACGTTTCACACCACTTACATAATCATTCTGAAGCTGCGTTAGTTGCCGTGTACTTAACTGTGCTTTCCTGTTTGCTTCAGCAATTGCCAAGTTAGCACGATTAAGCTTGCCGACTTCAGTATCAGTTGCTCTTGCAGCGAAAATCTTCGACTGGTTCGGGCTGGATGCTTCAGCAAAGATTCTACCGCGGCGTTCACCGAGGGACGCTTTGGCTTCGGCATCCAAACGATCCTTGGTCGTCTGCACAAGCTTTTTGCCAACTTCAATGGATTGTTTCTGTTTGTTAATGTAGCCAGTTTGCAGATTCACGATTCTGCTGAGGAGTGGCTCAATCTTCCTCATTTCATCGGTCATTTTCGTAGGCGTTTGACCTGCGAACAGTTCACTGAACAGCCGCTTAACCGGAGCAGCTTTTAGTCCCAGTTCATCCATCTTGACGCGGACATTATCAATCAGAGTCGTGATTTGGCCTTTTTGTCCCGCATCAGGTAGGAAACTGACTTTTGCACTCGAACGATTAAGTGTCGTGCGAATACTTCGAGCGGTGTTTGCAATCTCCTTAGCCTGAAGCTTGTACTCGGCAGTTGATTTCCGAATCTTTTCAGCCAATCTGTCGGCTGAGGCACCGAGCGTATTTAGCACGGCACCGCTTCGGCTCATTCGCCTGATGTCTGCTGTAGCGTCCCGCATAGCCTTCGCCATGGTCAGGCTACCTGCCGTTGCACGTGAGATAGCAAGACGGATTTCCGCTATAGCTCTGACAGCACTTCGACTGTCTCCTGTAAGTGTTAGGTCAGCCATCGTTATTCCTCATAAGACCTGCGAAGTGGTGAACGAGTGTCACGTACACGTATCTTGAGCCGCGAACGTACCCTCTTTTTATACAAAGCAACAAGACGATCTTTAAGCTCGTCAATAATATCTAGCCGGGCTTGCGTCAACAAGTCCCAAGGCTCATATCGTTGCGGGTTTTTGTGCCCGGAATCACCTACGATGTTTTGAACATCGAAGACTTCATCAGGTATGTTCAACGTGAACGATGTCAAAAAGATATCGTTATCAAATCTAAGCTCAGCATCCTCTGGCGGACCATATACAGAATCCTTATACGCCTTACGATTCATAAGAAACGTGAAGGTGTAGTTCGGATTATACATATACGTCAGAGGAATATCATCACCACCCAAAGCAACCAGTTCATCGATAGCCGCTTGGAGAGTCTGTTTTGTGCGTCCAGTGAATACAGGAATACCGTCCGGGGCATCCTGCACAATATTACGTATCACCTGCTCAATGGCCCAAAGCCATACTTCTTTGGCTTCACGCCGCAGTTCCTCTTCAAGCCCTCGCAGGTCAGGGATTTCAAATACAACTTTGAAATCATCCATTAGCTACCTCCAAAAATGGCCTGATTGATTCGGGAATCAATCAGGCCATCTTAGCACCTGCTACAAGAGCAGTTTCTGTATATTCTTCATGCTCACGGATTACCTCATAAGCTAAGAGGGCAGCCCGTGTCATAACATCGCACTCATCGAACGTTTCTTTAACGTTTGGCGGTCTTAGGCCGAAACGTTCGCAGACTCGCCAGACGGAGTATTCTGCTGTGCGTCCATTTGGATAGACGAATTTTCTGCCGTATCCCGGCGAGAAGTCAAAAAACGCTGACGAGCCTCTTCAATCTTGGCCTCGTCCAGAGAACACGCAGCCATGACACCCATGACAATGCGATTGATTTCAACCTCAGAGAAACCTGATTTCTGTAGGTCAGCAATGTAGTTGCCCCACGTTTCGGGGTCATCCATTTTGACCGTGTCCCACTCGATACCAGTGGGTTCCAAAGATTTCAGAACCATCCAACTGATCTTCCTAAGATTGATGGCCGAAAGCTTTTCCTTGTACTTGGCATCCTCAACGTTAATAAGCTTCTGACCACCGGGAAGCATCTTAAAGGGAGGCTTCGGCTCGGGACACATAAGATCGAAAGGCTTGTAGTCCAAGACCGCATGGCACTCGAACACAATGTCGCCGTCGTTTCGCGGTAGGACAACAAACTCGATATTGGACGACTTGATTTCTTTACCTTTAATTTTCATCACTTACCCTTTGAGAAGAAAGGGGCGACCCCGAAGGATCGCCCCATCTGATTACGTAGACCGAACAACCTGTGCAAGCGTCGTATTGCAGTTTCCAGTGACGGAAATCTGACCACCGCGAAGATCGTGTTCGATGCTTTCCCAACGGAACTCAACCAGTGTAATGGTTTCGATTTCGTTGGTGATTCCAGCACCAGCACACGTGGGTTCATAGAGAACCACAATATCAACAGCATACGGTGCACAGGCATCATCCGTTGCAGACGAAACCCATGCAGCCGCTTCACCCGTTTTCTTGAGCGCTTCCTCGACCGTCGGAACGGTCGCACCAGTATCGGAAGTGATGTATTCCCACGTGAAGTCAAACTTGACTTCGACGGGTTCCTCATCGCCTTCACGAACGGTGTCAAGGACGCCACGATCACGGATATATTCCATATTCCGCTTTTCGGAATACGTCATATTGCCCTCACCAATCTTGACTTCAATCGTCTCCGGGGTGGGAGACGTTCCATCGTTGATATTGAGGGTTGTGTTTTTGAGGTCAATAACAGCCATTTAAGGCCCCTTTACGTTGAAACCTCGGACTTATAACGACTATCAACAACACCTTGCAAGACACCCGTGGCAGACTCTGTGCGTCCTAGGTATACCCATTTGATAGGATACTCTTGCCGTAATTTCAAACAGAAAACAAGCGTTTCACCATCGTCGTCTTCATCAGAGCCGATCATGTAGACCGGGATGTCAACCACTTTGGATTGTAGCAGGCCACCAATTTCATGAACCCTGAACGAGTTTGGAATTGATTTTGAAACACTAACAAGCAGGTTGATGTCTACGTGAAGTAGATAATCGCCTTTGCTCTGTGCTTTCACATTAGGACCCGATATCCGCAGTTCAAAGTATTCCTGAAGCGTCGAAGTGAATTGATCGTTACCCTCAACATAGAGGGGAACACCAATCTCTTGCGAAACAGCTTTGTAATACTTAACTATGGAAGCATACACCCAACGTGCCCAATCAGGACTCATTTGCTACCTCCTGATTCAAGCTAATGACATGAGTGATTCTGAAATCAAAAATCTGCCCGAAGGGTTCATTCTTGGTTTCGCGAGCCACAACACTGAAGCACGAAGAGTTTTCAATCTCAGAGATTTCTTTGACTTCAAACTTTCGTTGCTTAAAAACAATATACGTGGTAGCAGGCACTATAATAAAGGCACCAAGATCCTTGCGATCTACGATGAATCGTCGATCAGAGATGTCTAACAGACCACCCATAACTTTTGCCAAGCTGAAAGCCAAGTCGTGGGCGACTTTCTGATTGTTTGCGGACTCTAGGACGAGGGCACGTTTTACAGCCACCTTCGCTAGTGTTCGCGTCGTTATCCCTGTCTCTGCCGTTGTAGCAGTAACATTGTAGACATCAATCGCAAGACCGTATCTCTGTTTCAGCTTGTAGAGAACGTTCTGCACAAAGCGAAGGCCGTTCACGTTAGTCTCCTCTAGTCGGATGGTCAGCCAAACGATGCGGCACAATAAGCTGCATCATCAACTGGTCCAAACGGCTATTAGTCTGATTAACACCTGCTTTGATTTCGCTGAGATCGCTTTTGACACCTGTTTTGAAAGCAGTCAATTCGTCCTTAACACCGATGATATGTTGGTCGCGAATCACTTGCCACTGCTTCGTCTCAACATCCGCGGCATCTTTTTCGTTATGCCAGTTCCAGCCTCGGGTACCAACATAACCCGCACCAGCAGTCAAACCAGATGCTATCATACCAACAGTAAGGGTGAAAACGATTTTACCTCGGATGATTTTGAACATAAGGCCCTCCTAAAAACCGGGAGATTGATTCCAAAATCAAAACCAATCTCCCGGCCAAGGGAGTGATTATCCAAGCATTACGATACCGGCGTTCTCTTCAAGAACCGCCGTACCGAGCAAGCAGTCAATGGTGACCTTGTGTGCCTGCACATCGGAGTCGTAATCGATCATCGTACGCAGGGAGAGCCCGTTGTACGAAGCCGAACCCGAAATCACTCGGGTACGGGGGAGCAGCAGAGGGCGGCACACCAACGCAAGGGCATTGCGGCGGAAGCCGAAGTTGTACTGACCAATGGGGCCGAAGTTGACCTTGGCATCATTGGCGATGGCGACTTCCAGCGGACGATCCAGAAGAATCGTGGTGGAGGTAGCCTGAATCACGATGTACTTCGCGAGAGCGGCAGCCAAATCAGCCGTATTGGCAGCAATGCCGAACGTCACAATGGTACCGACTTCGGGCACCTTGGTGCCGCCATCGAAGATGATTTCCTTGTGCCAGCCAGCACGGTAACCAGCAACCGAGGCCGTGCCACCAGCCGCCGTGGAGGTCGTAGCCTGATTGACAGCGTATGCCACATAGGTCGTGACAGCCGCACCATTCGACACGGCAGACTTCAGGCCGGGGTAGATGGTGATGTCAAGGGTGCTGATAGCGGTAATCATCTGCGGCGTCATATCGCCCGCCACAGTGAGGAACGCACCAACCGTCATGCTCGTAGCCGCGGTCACCGAAATGACCGTTGCACCAGCCGCATCAGCCGCAGTCAGGGTCGTGGAAGCAATATCGGTTCCGATGGTCACATACGGGGTGTTCTGACCCATGTAAGTGTTCCACTGGAACTTGCGACCAAGCAGGGCTTCAATGAGAGCGGTATTCGTACCGGCCTCATTCACCTTGGTAAAGGCTTCAAGCTCAAGCAGATCGGTTTCAGAATCAGGCGTGAGCAGCATGGCACGGTCATTGCTCGGCACCGCACGCTTATTCAGTACGTTACGTGCCGCCAAGAGGGTGCTCTTATCGGGAGCCGTACCGAGCTTGCCAGCGATCTGTTCGCTAATCGCGAACTGGGCCAAGCGGCCACCGATGATACGGTCAATACCGCGAGCCATACCGAGAGCCGCCGGAGCGAGGTGCAGACGGATCAGGTCCGTCATGCTCTTGGTCAACTCTTCATCGTGGATGGTGAACTTGATGTACACGTGCTGATTCAGAGCAACCGGAATGTTCTCAACGCCAGCGTCCTGATTCGCGGTGCTTTCACCGTCGATCTTACGCTTGATGTCAAAATCATTCACACGCCGCGTGTTCACGATTTCGCCGAAACGAGCGAACTCGTTCTCGAAATCACGGTGGACGAGGTTGCCGAGAACCATGTTCTCTTCCAGCAACGCGAGAGTTTCCTGACTCCAAAGTTCCGGAATCAGGGGCTCGTCAGTGTTGGTGTTCTCGGTGGCGTCATAGAAATACTGCGAAACAGGGGTAAGAAAAACCTTCATTTTACTTTCCTTGGAAAGGGAGTTTGCCGGCCGCACGGAGTTCCCGATACTTCTTCGGGTCTTTTGCAATCTCCGCGAGGTCAGTTTTGGTCCCCGGCTTATTTGGTCTGCCGCCCACGCCGCCGGTTGCGGGGGATGTGAACAGGTTTGCAAAATCTTCAAGCTCAGACATCCGCTTGACAGCGGCTTTCGGATCGAGACGAAGTTCTTGAACCTTACCTTCTTTGTCGGGAAGTTCGATCTTGACAATAGGCACTAGCTTGCCAGTCTTTTTCCCGTCAGAGCCGATCTCTTCACTAAGCTCGGTTTGACTCCGCAGCATCTTCACAATCTGTGTGGGAGAATGTGCCTTAGTCGCTACGCCTGCGTCGAGTAGCGACCGTTCGATGGTCGATTCAGTATACATGGCCTTCCATGTATCGCGTTCCTTCTCGGTATCAGCCAACTTCTGTTTGTGTTCATTAACAAGGTGTGTGCGATCATGCTCTGCCTGTTCTTCCTTCGTCCGAAGCGTAGAACGAATCGTTTCAAGCTCCGCTTCGAGGGCCGCAGCACTCTCACCCTTTGCTTTGGCATCCGTCACAGCTTTCTGCAAAGTGTCCACTTGCGACTGAAACTTGCGTTTCTCGGCGGCAAGGAACTTATTTACATCGTCCTGTGTGAATGTCTTCGTAACGGGCGGATCGACGGGCGGATCGACAGGGGGATCTTCAAAGTAGGAAGCGACAAACATATGGTAGTCTGATGCCGGAATCAAAGTGTTCATTAGAACCTCTTAGGAAACCCTACTGATTGTTAAGCTCTTGGAATCTCTCAGATACGGTTTCAAGTACCTCCAAGCGGAGGCAGATGCAATACCGTTTCCAATATGTTCCGGAACCGAAGTGCGGTCGTAGGTAGTCCGCACTCCTGAAAACCCCTCCGATATAACTCCAGCATTTTCGAGTTCACGATCAACGTCAACGCCATCGAGGATGGCTAACGCCTCTTCGCAACAAGCAATGCGGATATCTTCGGGTGTAACCTCATCATCGCGTGGAAATTCATTTGCTTGGTCTTCATCGGTTTTGCAACCTGTGAAGGAAAGTCTGTCAATGTGACGAGTTGCCATCGACAAGGCTTTTGACCTATCCTCCGGGGAGGCTTCGTCCCAAGCTGTAGTATGCAGTCTACTCTCAAAGTAAAGCGAAGCAAAGACGACATCAGCATATGTCGTCGATTCATAGATATTGCCAACGGACTGTTGAGCAAGGATCGTTGTATACTTCAGATTGTAGTACGCAAGGGTCACAACGTTGAAGTTCTGCCACACTGACAGGTAGCCAGATTCGCTGAATTCCAACTGTAGCGTGCCAAGCGTATCAGTGTCGGTAGCTGCCAATCCTACATTGTACATACCGGTACTTGTACCGATTTCTACCCACGACGTAGGAGTGAAAGCTGCATAACTGCCATTCTTAATTAGCGTCCCGCTTTGAGAGGTCAAAGCGCTTCCGTTTTCAGTACATAGAAGAGTCTTACCATCTGTCGAAGAGATAAATGGTCCGACAACAACTTGTGCCTCAACGGAGATTTTTAGGTCAAGCATTTACACTCCGTCTTCGCTTGTAGTATTGCATTCTAATCAACACACTAGAAGATACAATCAAATCCGCACCGGTCCCATTAAGAACATAGGAGCCAGCACTTAGAATCTTTTGCTGTTGAACTAGCAGGGGACTACCAGTAAATGAAAAGATTCCGGAATCAAGATCAAACCTAAGGGTGGTTTGACCAACCATGTCGAAACCTGTCAACAGATAACTGCCGACGTTCAGCGGCAGGATCAATTGCTTAACGACAGCATTGCCGTTTAGACTGTAACTGCCAACACTGATGGCCTTAGTGAACGACCTAAGCAGATCGTTACCGGTTAAGGTGTAGGAGCCAGCACTCATTGTATACGAGCGAATGGCCGATACAGCGTTACCAGTGAGTGCAAAGGAGCCTGCACTAAGTAGCACGGTCCGTTGGCTTAGCAGCGGATTGCCCGTGAGAGCAAACGTGCCAGCGGCCAAAGTTTCGTTACCGGCAGCTTGGAAGTCCATAGCGTTGCCGGTAAGCGTGTAACTACCGGTGCCCAAGACCACCACACGTTGCGACACCAGAGCGTTACCGCTCATGATGTATGAGCCTGTGTTACACACCTTTGAGGTGGTCACATTGAGGGCATTACCGGATACAGCAAAACTACCAGATGTCAGAGCAACGGAGCGTAGCAACAAAACAGGATTCCCGGTTAGGGAATATGAGCCAGCACCAATTAGCTTGGTGCGTTGGAGGCTTAGATTGTTGCCACTTAAAACAAAGGAACCACCGTCGAGGGCATGGACGCCACTTTCAAGAAGTTCAAGGTCGCCACCGGCAAGAACAAATGACCCGGAGGCAAGCACCACACTACGTTGCAACGTTAAGGCTATGCCACTCAAAGCATAAGAGCCACTTTCAAGAGGATAGCTTCGGATGGCATTGAGCGTGTTACCCGTCAAGACAAAGGAGCCAGCACTTAGTACGACACTTCGCTGACTAAGCAGCGTGTTGCCGGTAAGAGCATAGCTGCCACTGCCTTGTGGCACACTGCGAGCAGCCAGCAGAGTATTACCTGTAAGGCTATAGGAGCCCGAGGCAAATACTCTACTAAGATTCCTATGCAAATCGTTACCGGTTAGGGTAAAGATTCCGGAATCAATTTTGCTGCTTCGGCTGACCAGTAAGGTACTACCACTCAGGGTATAGCTTCCAGCGTCCATCGGGGCAGTCTGTCCGACGCTTAAATCGTTACCCGTGAGAACGTAGGAACCGGCACTGAGTGGAATCTTAAGGCTTAATGCACCGCCACTAAGAGCAAACGAACCGGCACTAAGCGGTAGTCCACGGATCGTTGCAAGTGTGTTGCCTGTCAGAACATAGGAGCCTGCAGCGAAAACCCTACTCAAGCTTCGGGACAAATCACTACCGGTTAGGGTAAAGATTCCGGAATCAATCTTGCTAGATCGGCTGACCAGCAGACTGTTACCTGTTAGAGTGTAACTGCCAGCGACCATTGGAATGGTTTGCACGGCACTGACATCGTTACCTGTTAAGGTAAAGGAGCCAGCACTAAGCAAAACTGAGCGACTAGTTAATAATGCGTTACCTGTTAAGGCATACGTACCAACAGCCAGCGTCGATGAGCGACTGATTAGCAAACTGTTGCCGGTTAGCGTGTAGCTACCGGCTGTGTGCGGCGTACTGTACGCCCTAAGCAGCGTGTTGCCACTAAGTGTATAGGCTCCGCTTACGGCTACAACACTCCGTTGCAGGAGTAGAGCATTACCAGTTAGAGCAAAGGAGCCAGCACTCAAAGCGTACGAGCGAATGGCTGATACAGCGTTACCAGTGAGAGCAAAGGAACCTGCAGATAGCACCACAGACCGTTGCCGAATCATGGCGTTGCCGGTCAGGGTGTACGATCCGGGGTCCATAGGTTCATTGGACGCACCAGCCGTTGCGGGTTGAAGGGTCAGAACATATACACCGGCATATGCGTTCGGAGCAGTGTTACCGTCTACATAACGGATTTGTTCTGTGCCATCTTCTGTAACATTTTGGTAGGCAGAACGTAGGCTCGTTTTCTTGGCCGGGAATTTGAAACGTGCACCATCAGTAGCAGTTTGATTCAAAATGTTCAGAACCAACATGTCGCCATCAATGGCGGCATTATCTGTTGGGGTACTTTCCGAACCGAATGTGTGGTCTGAGTTGCGAATCGGTGTCGTGGCATGGACATTATCGAATGTGTAGGCACTAACCGTTGTGTGGGCAGTTTGATTGTATGTGGAGCCATTATGGTCAACGCTAATCGTCAACGTGGTTGTGGATGCAGCAAAAGCCCAAAAAGTACGTACACTATATGATGGAGTCGTTCCTGAAACAATCGCAACTTGAGTTTCAGCGGTATACGAATTCACGCCATCGGAACAGCTTATTGTCCCGACAACAGGAGTCCCTGTTGAGTTGTACAACCTAGCAAAAACCGTAACAAGAATGAATTTACCTGCTGTTACAGCAAGAGATGCACTTGTCGATGTACCTGCTCCATTAGCACCTGTCCCACTTGCAAGGTAACTGACACGATTGGACGCAAGTTCATTTTCGTAGTGGACGTAGATTCGACCGTTAGCACCGGCCGCACCAAGACCGCCAGCAGCACCACCAGCACCACCACCAGCACAAGGTAAGTTGCCTGCACTACCACCGACACCAGAGGCCCCACCGCTACCACCTGCACCACCCTGTAAGGTTCCAGCACCAATGAAACCACCGGCAGGACCGACGCCCGTGCCTGATGTTCCAGTTAGGCCATCTCCACCGTGACCAGCACCTGAACCACCAGCACCACCTTGAGTGTTTGCCGGTCGGGTTTGTCCATTCACGCCGTGCCGAACGATTCCGTTACCGTCGTTAATAATGGTTGTAACAGCAGACGATATAGGACCAGTTCCACCTGTACCGCTGTTTGTTCCGGAGCGGCCACCACCATTTGTATCGGCGTGGCAGGCCAAATTGTTCGTTGGATCGGTATTATAGCCGGGTGCCGTGTTCGACGTATTGAACCATGCTGGACTAGCAGGGATACCACCATTGGTATTCACGGCACCAGCAGCACCACCAGCCGGAACATTACAATAGTATGTGCTACTTGCCGTGAGTGTCAAAAGACGAGCAAGGTACGTACCAGCAGCACCACCGCCACCGCCACGGCTACCACCACCAGAGCTACCGCTACCGCCAGCACAGCCGGGGCCAAGAATCTCAACGAATAACTCTGTGGCCCACGCAGGCACTGTGCCAGACTGGACTGAGCCACTAGAGTTATAGGTTACGGTTGTTGCACTCATAGCTTACTCCTGATTCTAGAATCAAAAGGGGCCTAGGGCGGCCCCTCTGATTAAGCCAGAGTAAGTAAGCCTGCCGAGCCGTCAAAGTCAAGTGTAATGCTTTCGCCGTTCGCCAACGTGATGTCTTGGCCAAGATCGAAGAAACAGATCAACTGGTCACTGGCAGCCGTGTCATTATAAATGACCACATACCTGAACGTAGCAACCGCACCACCCGAAGCCGTAAGGGTCAGATCGTTGACCGTCAGCTTATAGGTGCCCGTAGTGTGGGCCGAGCTTGCAATCGTCAAAGCACGGGACGAAAGATTCGTGTAGCTGATCTGAGTCAGGTCAGTCAGCACGCTGTTCGTGGCAACGGGAGCGTTGGCGGCAGCACAAAGAGCAACCGTCAACGTATCGGAGCCAAGGTTGTGGACCTTTTCAGCAAGGTCTTCCACAAACTTCTGGAATTACGTAAAAGCAGCCATTCAAATTACTCCTGAGTGAAGATTTCGACATTAACGACAACAGTACCCGCAGCACACTTCAGCAAAACTTCTTCGACACCAAGCGACTCGATGGTAAGTGCTGTGCTAAAAAGCATGAAAGCACTATTGTGACCATCGCCGATGCTGACACCGGCCGCAGGGTTCAGCCTAACCTTAACGATACGTCCCAACGCAAATTGTGCCGAGGCAGTTCTCAGCAAACTGATTAGCGTGGTGGCGGTCGTTGTTACCGTGATGGCTACGATTCTGTAGGCATCAGAAATCGTGCCATATTGCTTAGCATTCATAGACACCTTCCAAAAGACGCAGGGTGTCACCAATCCTTGCAATAGAAAGTGCATAGGACAGAGGGACACCGACAGACACGACAATAATCATGACGTTGATTCCGGAATCAGAACCAGAGTGTTGGCGGGGTCCACAGTGCCTTCTTGCCAATGTGACACCACAATATTCAAATCGAGTGCGTCTACAATACCGTCCTGATTAACGTCAGCAATATTGAATGCCGGGTAAGCAGCAGCGATGCCACGCAAAACAAAGTCTTCACACAGACCTCTACTTGGTGCTCCCTCCGGTAGGCTTGCTTCGAGCAAAAAGTCAGGTCGTCCCGAAAACTCGGTTCTCATTTTGATGGCCGTAGGCAAGCCATCCGTAGCATTAGCAGTAAGTGTAACCTTAAAAGCTACCCCTTCCATTGCTGGTTGCGGAATCAGGGTTCGTGCCATATCGTTGACTTTAAGCAAGATAGCCATGAAGTCCTGAGTCTTTTGATAGTCAACAGACGCCTGCTCCTTGAGCAGAACACCACCAGCCGTTGAAAGACGGGTGAGTTCTTTTCTTAGAGCGGTCATTGCTACCAGATCAAGCGTTATTAGCATTTTCACTCCAAGAAAAGACACATGCCACCACCACGAGTTAATTCGCCAGCATACGTTAAAGCATTGCCGGTTAAGGCAAACGTTCCGCTTGCAGCAACAGCGTTCCTTTGCCGTAGGATAGCGTTACCGGTTAAGGCAAACGATCCTGAAGCACAAACACTTTTACGCCGCAACTTAACAGGCAATCCTGATAAGACAAATGATTCGGTATTCAAAGCAACGGTACTACCATAAGGCACATTAACCGTGTTACCGGTTAATGTGTAGGAGCCAGTTGCTAGAGGCTTTCTGATTGACCTTAAAACAGTGTTACCTGTTAGGACATAAGAGCCTGCACTCAATGATATGACTCGCGACTTCAGAACAGCGTTGCCGGTTAGAGCAAAGGAACCATTACCAAGTGTGTTAGACCTTTGACGTATGACAGTGTTACCTGTCAAAGCATAGGAGCCATCACTCAGCGGTACAGACCTTTGCTGTAGTACAGCATTACCGGTCAGAGCAAATGTACCATTTGCTAAAGTGACGGAATTCGTTTGAGTCGAATTATTCGTAACCAAAAAGATCATTGCCGGGAAGTCATTCCCGTCACTGTCTTTCAAGGCACCAGCAGAAAACGAAATATAGATGGTTTCGCCCTGATACCATTGCGTGCCCGTAGTTGCCGTGAGCGTTGTGCCAGAGATTGAGGCATCATTTATCGTACCAGAGCTACCTGAGTAGATCGTGACACCGGCCTCGTTGTAGACCGTACAACCCGATTCCGACAATGTAGCCGTTAGGGTTGTTCCGTTTGAGGCTATCGTGGGAGCCGTAAGAACTGGCTGGTCAGCCTGAACAATGAGAATGTCACGAAAGATTCTGGTATCAACATCGCCATATTGGTCAAGGTACAACTGGAATTTCTGCGTGATGATTCTGCTCATGTCAGATGTAGCTGCCGCATTCGTTGCGATAGCTGTTCCATCGACACTTAGAACAGAGTCATGATTTTCTTTCCACTGGAGTTGAACAGTATGGTCTATAGCATTCGTAAAGGTAAATGTCGTGTTCGACGTTAGCGTACCATCAGGTAATCGTTGACGGATACGTGCTTCATTGGAAGCACCCCACCCTTCAGGGATGGACAGAGCAAGGGACCAGCGACGACCCTCGGGGGTTCCCACAAGGATCATCTGGTCGCCAAACGTGAATTCGCAACCGCCACCGCCTGAGGAGTCTGTTACAAGGGTCTTATTGAAGATGCCTCGAACAAGCGTCGGCAAAGTGAAGTGCAAGCCAGTTACGTAAGAATTGCTCAACATACACGCCAAGGACTCAATTTGTTCCGATGTCGAAACAATGGCCTTTGACGTTATTTGAGGCTCATCATGTCCGGGGCCGATGGTTTCCCAGACACCCGAACTAACCGTGTATAGGGCACCATTTGAATAATCAAAATGCTCGTGGAAAAAATACCTAAGGGCACACTGCAAGCCAGCATACACCCGACCACGTTGCGGACGCTCAAGTCCAAGAATGTCCAACGAGGTGGGCGAGGTCGTTGCCGCGAGCTTTGTTGTAGCATTAACCAAGATTGCTAAGCCCGTGGACGTGTTAGAGAAAACACTCGCACTTGCAAGGCTACTTGTGCAATCCGTTGAACCCCAAACAGCGTCACTTCCAAGGTTTCCTGAAGAAGAACCATTTAGGTTGAGTGTTCCACTGCTTGTCGTGGTTCCGTAACTAACAGACGACGTAGCCGAACCTACAGCTATACAGTTCCTAACATCGAGGTTCAGTGTACCAGCATAACTACGAGCGATACCGAGCGTGAAGTTAGCGGTGTACACGCTGTTATGGTACAAGTTGATCGTACCAGTGCCTTCACTGTTACTAGCCAAGATACCGCGTTTCGTTCCACCGGTGAATGAGCCCGTCGATATGGCTCCGCAGTTTTGAATGGTGGCCGTTGTGGTGTTATTTGCAAATACCGAAATCAGATTTGCCGTACCAGACGACTGTGCCTGATTATCGTAAGCAAAGATACCATCATAAGTGATAGTATCCATGGCACCAGAGCCAACACCAGTTTCACCGCCACCTGTACATGAAAGGCGTCCGCGTGTCGAAGATGAACCAAGCTGGAAGTTGCGTGCTATGAACGATGAAGGTCCGCCTGTTCCAGCGGTATCAACGAAGTTGAGCAAACCGGTCACAATAGCCTGACCAACATCGTCAGCCATAATCTGACCGGTAGGCTTCACAACACCAATGTCTGATTCCAGAATCAAATTGGTACATTGAAAATTGGCAAGCTCAAGACCGTTTACACCTGCATGGGTTCCTGCTTTGAGACGCCACGTAAGAGTCGTGTCAACCTGATTCGCCAAATCGTCATAGGCGTCTTGGATGGTAGCATAGTTACCACCACTACCGATTGTCTTTATCATCAGTACCCCACTTCGTTCAGAAGAACATCCCATTTAGATTCGGTGTAGACCAAGCCAATGTAGCCTATTTTACCGCTTGGGATGTTTGACAGCGAAGTGATTCCAGAACCAAATCGCACTTCCGAGTTAGGGGTGACTGTGATAACACCGCCGGTGTTGTTCTTGATCCGCAAGAGAAGCTTGTAGCCGTTCACAGAGTTTTGAAACGTACCAAGGGTGACGTTTCCATTCGCTGTAATATCGGCCACCGAGTAATCAGCAGTGTCAACGGTTATTGTGCCTGCCGTTGTGACTGCACCTATGCGTCCAAGGCGGTATATGGCATCAATCAAAGCCTTGAAGTTGTCGTAAATAGCCAAACCACCAGCCTCGGTAGGTTCGGCATCAGGCAATATCATACCTTTGTATACGCTCATTTGCCATCACCTCTGACCTTTGGTTTGGTTTCGGGGTCAAGGGTACTATCACGCGAATCACGCTTTTCATCGCTACCGGCTTTGCCATTAGCACTTCCCGCAGGGTTACCCCGGTTTGCGGGGTCCTGTGAGGCTTGTGCTTTGGCAATCCGCATAGCCCGTTCCATGTGATCCTTAGCGGCCTGCTCAAGGGTGGCCGGATCATTGGGCAATCCAAGGGCTTCAGCAGCATCCTTGAACGTTATGACATTATTTTCCAAGGAGGGGAAGATGATATCCGGGTCCGTGGTCAAAATCTTCGTGGAATCGATCTCTTTGTGGATGGTTTCCATGACATCAAACGTGACTTTGGTGCCGAGCATCACATTGGCGATCATTTTAGCGACTTCACGCTTGTATGTTTCGCTCGGAATGGCCCGAAGACGTTCTTCAAGCTCTTTAGCTTCCTTGAGACGTTCCTCGTCGGACTTGATTGTGTACTGTTTCGGGTAGTTGATCGTGGCGACTTCGTCGCTTCCTTCGTACTCCGACCAGATTGTGGCGATTTGACGCTCGGCACCCTCAAGTTCCATGCCAATGTAGCTTAGACCGGCTTCCAAGGTGCGATCATCTTGCTTTTTACTGCCTTCCGAGGCCATTTTTGGCTGAAGATTCGTGATAGACAGGTTGATTAGCAGCCGAATGTCGGCCTTAATCTGTTCCTGTTTCTTCATCGAGGCTTCAATAGGCCCTGTAGGGGGTGCAATAAAATCAGGACGGTCCAAATCCTTACCATAGGTGCGTCCATGGTGGGCACCCGTCGTGATTTCAGAATCTTCCTCGGCATTTTCTTTCTTGAGGTGGGTGCCAGTGGCCTTTCCATCGACCTGTTCAGTGTAGAACGGGTAATTGGCCTTCAGAATGTAATTTAAGTCTGAAGATTCGATGTTCAGCAGGGCAGCTTGGTAGTCAGCAACGTCCACCAAGAGAGATTGACTGATACTGAGTAGGATGAAGGGCATCTTTTTCAGGTTCAGGGTCAATTCGTCGATCAAGGTGTTGTTCTCAAAGATTTTGACACTGATTCCGGAATCAGTTTTCTTCAAAAACCGTAGTCTTTCGATGGTTCCCGAGGGTAGACCGGTTTCTTGATCGAAAGTCTCTGTAACCTCTTTGAGTAGGACGGCTTCAAGGTCACCTTCATCGGAGTAGTTCCACGATAAAATGTCTTCGGCCTTGTAGACATACAAATACGGATGGTCTAACTTGGTCGCCTTGGTGGTTGCCTCAAAACGCTGGCGGTCAACGAAAATGCCCACGCGAGACATGGTAAGCAACTCCACGATGACTTGCTTACCGATAAATGCATGGATCGATGAGCCGTTCTTGTCAACTCCTCGGTTCCTACCTAGGATGGCTTCAGTGTAACTATCGGGGCCACCAGTGCGAACGACATCAGCGATACGCTGAAAGATGCTGTTCTTTACTTCGTTCACGGCTGCCTTGGCGAATGCCGGGCAGTATGTGATACGCTTTCTATCGATGAAGTCGGCCCGGGATTCACGTTGGGAAAATCTAACAAGGTACCGTTGGACAAACCGTCTGCCACCCTCGTAGGTCAGACGCCACCTGTCCATATTGGCAGCGTCATAATCAGGGTGCCTAATTGTGTTCATAAAAAGTTCCTTATGTCCTGATTAGTAACTGTGGACGCCGCTAAAGGCAGTGCAATTTCAGCATAACAACGAGCGTGTCCATAGTGGTCCGGTCGATTGTCCGGGGTTATGAACTTGCTAACGGGTCCACCGTCAGCATCTCGCTTAAAGACTTTAACTTGGATTTTGATTTGTTCCTTGTAGTCCGCCGGGGTGTCCCTTGGGAGAAGGATTGTCTTACGACGAAACCTTCCAAGGGCCATATCGAGCCAACTGGTGCGGTCAACGGTAATCATGTGGTCCGCGATGATATCATGGTCACCGGTTCCTAACTTGATTCCCTTGGCCTGCACGCCCCGACCGTAGTAAGCGAGCTTGACGTAGCCGTAGAAGCGATCCGCAAACTCTTTCGCTGAGCGCCTTTCTGGGTTAACGTCAACGATGCAACCTTTGATTTGGTAATCACGCATCAGATCGTCGAGTTCCTCAAAATGCCTCAGTTTGCCCATCCTTAGGACCCTGCACAGGGCTGAGGTATTTATGTCGGGTCCGGGCTGGACTGTCCATTCATCGATTTCAAAGTGAAGGAAGCTACCAACATCGACCCCTAAGGTGGTGATTTTCAGGGGCTCCGCGGCAAGCTGCATGGGGTAATCAGAAAGACACTGGTTAATTTCCGCATCGGTGACGCGGGCACCTTCAACGATGTGTGGGAGGCCCATCTTTGAATTGTAGAGTTCTTGCTCGTCCGCCGGGTTCAGGCGGGCATTGATTATTGAGCGAGCAAGCTCAACCGGGCTAACGGTGGAGGAATAGAGCTGGTTGACGTAGAAGCCTCTGACTTCCTTATCAAAGTTCGTGGCGGTCGGCACCCAAAGGCCATTAGCGAGCGTTTTCCACTTCTCTTGGTGATGAATTGTGGACTTGCATTCCTTGCAAATGATTCTGGAATCATATATGCGTGGATCGAGCAACTCCTCGGAGCCCAAAATGAAGCAATCGGGAAAAATAAGCTCGGTTTGGCGACTACATGCCGGGCACGGGAAGAAGAAGTGTTCCTGTGTTGATTGCAGGAACTCCTTATTGATTCCGAAATCAGGAATGGTCGGCGTGGATACTTCCCAAATTTGCTTTTCAAATTGGCCCGACATACGTTCGATGGCGAGGGCTACTTGCTCTTGGTCCATCTCGTCGAACTCGTCGAGCACCATGAAGCCAACAGGAATGGAGCGAAGGCCCGATTTGGAACGCGAGCCTCGGATATACAGATTGGTGGCCCCGGCACGCTTATGGCCGACGTTTTGAACATCGTTGAAGAGTTGCTTCAGGTGGGAGCTCAGTTCGAGGGCGGCACCAAAGCGTGAGGTACTAAAATCCGAGGCATCGGGTGATTTATTGGGTAGAACATAGAGACAATCCGTGCGTCGAATGTCGATCATGAAGAATGTGCGGTCGATGCATACCTCGGTGAAACCGCCCTGTGCTGACTTTTGGCCCACATTCTTGTAGGCTTCAGAATCATGCATGTCCCTCGACCATGGATGATACTTAAAGGTCACTGGACCGGGTATAGGCTTGCCCATAACGCGGTATTTTTGGGCGTACTCAGAGCACTTGGTTATCCCCTTGCGACGTAGGGCTGTCGCTATCAGATTCGCGGTATGCAGCTTCAAACTCATTTGCAACCTTATCGAGCTGGTCAGCGGGAACATATTTGCCGATTAGGGCGATGAGTTCATTGGCAAACTGGGCTGACTCGGCATCATTTAGCAGGATACCTTGGGTCTTTTCAAGGCGATGGCAAGAAACCACGAGTTTCTCGATATCCTGAACCGTGGAAAGGATCTCAGAGGATTTCATCAGGAGATCCTGAAGGTCATGGCATTCGTTCAAACGCTGTTCCAGAATGATTCTGAGAACACCGATCTCTGAACGTATACTAATAATCCTCTCGGTGGTGAAAAAGTCTTTGATGTTCCACTTGGTAACGTTCAGGTTGAAGGCTTGGGGCTTTTCATCGGCATGGTCAAAGCGACTCAGGAGGCGGGTGATTTCTTCAAAGAGGTCGTCACTTACCACCGGCAAGGCGTTCAGCATGGTAGCTACGATGTCCGCCGCAGACTGCTTGTCCATAACGTCATTGAGTGAATGTTCAATTTTCGCGCAACTTTCACTGAGGGAGGCGATTGACCGAATCAGCATGGTGATTTGGTAACTGTCGATCAGGAGGTCTTTCTCGAAGTAGTCGATCCTGTGCTGCAGTAACATCCTAAGGACGGCGATTTCATCACGGAGGTTCTTAATGTGGTCGCTACCAGCGAGGGCAGCGAAACGTCCCCTGTACTGTTCGCTCCTAAATTTGTACAGGTCGCGCTTGCCTTTTGACTGAATGGCCCGAGCACCACCATGGACGGGGCACCACTTGAAACCATCGCACCGCTTCAGGTGGCACTGCCGCCTGCCTGCAACAATAGCGTGGCAGCGTTCTTCGTCTGTTTGGGCTCGTGTAATGGGATATTTGAGGTGCATCATTGTATTGATTCCAGAATCAGTGACTATCTTTCCCTGAACACCGGTTCGGGGTTTTCTCTTTCTATAATATAATACGCTCAAAAGCACTTTTCTTGATTCCAGAATCAAAACAATCTTTGCTGCAAGTTTTCTTGTGCGATGGGACCCTAAGCAATGCAAATGGGACCCTGAATCGTGGTTCGGGGATGGGACCCTAAAAAGATGGTTTTGAAAATTTTGGAAAATTTCGTACCTCCATGATTCGGGGTCCCCAAAAGGGGTTTTGAAAATTTTGGAAAATTTTTCGGGGATAGGGGACCGTGCCGGAAGGGTCAAATTCGCAATGTTGAATCGCGAATTTGACTCCCCGGCCATCCTGTCCGGACAATTTTACCAGTTGGTCAGATTGTCCGGCGGGTACGGCATCTTGACGCACCCCGCACCCCCACCCCGCACCCCGACGGGTGCGGGGCATCAATTCCACGCTGAACCGCTACTGGAATCTCTAGGGGGTGCGGGATTCGCCGTTAGGCCTTGCTGTGGGCCTTTGCGTGGGCCTTGCGACCGCGAACCGGCTTTGCCGGTTCGGATTCGTTGGCGGGCTCGCTAGGGGCCTTGTCGAGCAACGTAGCAGGATGCACGGGCGTTTCCGGCTGAAGCTTGCGACGATGAGCCGCGATTGCCTTGGCTTCAGCCTTGACGCCCGCAGCAAGAGCCGCAGTCTCAAGAGCCGCGATTTCTGCAACGACGTCGTCCACCGATTCGACCGGCTTATCCTTCCCGGTCGGCTGGTGCGTCAAGGCGAGAATGAGCCGAATCACGCGAGCCGGATACGGCTTCTTAGCCAAGTCGCGAGCCGCTTTCGGGTCGAGGGAATGTGGTTTTGTGTCCACTTCCACCGATTCGGGGTCGCCGGAGATCATGCCCGCGAACATTTCGCGAGCCGTTTCCCCGGTCATGTCAAGGCTAAGCTGCGGGAAAAGCTTGTCGATTGCCTTGTCGGGCAAAGCCGTGAGCCGCTCATTCTCAGGGAGGGAAGTGTCCCATTTCTTCGCGTACTCATCCTCAAGCCCGGGAACTTTGGCGGACAACTCGTGAAGCTTGCGGAATCCGTAGACGCGATTGCGGTTCGGTTCACCCTTGCCGTCCAGCCAACCCATAAAGGCGGCGATGGTGGCGTCACCAATGACCCGGCCGTTCCGGGTTTTATCCTTGCCACCAGCAAGAATAAAATCCTTAATCATTTGGTACTCAGTCCACTTGTCGCCCTTCATTTTGTCGCTGGCGGCAGTGAAGTCGTGCGAGCGAACCGCTGCCCGCCCAACCTCAGTGAGGTTTTTGTAGACGATGGCGGGGACCTTGCCATGGAACTCGGCAAGAGCCGTAGCACGTTGCTCTTTCGTCAAGAGCCGCAATGCCGCAGTCCTACCGTGCCCTGCCAGCAAGTTGTATGTGCCATCGGCCATTTCCTCAACCATCAGTGGATACGCCGGAAGAAAGCCATTGTCGCGGATGCTGGGGAGCAACCGCTTAGCGTTCTGCTCTTCCATGCGAACCGTCCGAACGTTGTGCACACGGCGAATTTTGTCGAAATCAATCGTCGTGCGTTTGGCGTTTCCCGGCATCGGCAGAACTTCCGCGATTTCCTTCGCGGCTGCCGCTCCGACGTTGGCTGTGTCAGCGGCAAACATGGTACGGATGGCGGACAGATAGAGAGAAGAAAACAACATGAGAGAATCCTTTGCTCCAATGGAGCAGTTAGGGAAAATTTGCCTTGCAAACATTGCAAGGCACGTTGGGCACAACGCGAAGCGAATCCCCCGAAACGTGGTTAGTTCTGGCAGAGAGGAACAACGGACAAGCAGACGGGACCAAACAGTGCACAGCAAAGGGAGCCAAGGGTAGACACAATATCTACCATTTCTTCGGGTGTGGCGGTAATGGTGTGAGTGGAGATAACTTCACCATTCAGGGTAGACGTTACAGTGATTTCGTATTGCATGGTGAATCCTTTCCGGGGGATTCGCTTCGCGTTGTGGGGTGCCGATACGTTTCGTGCGATTGGCTCCCAACCGGATAGTCTACGGTTGGGGAATGGCGACACTCTGGACGCCATCGCGAAAGCGATTTTCGGGCTTGGCTATTCGGATGAGAAAGAGCCGGGAGCTATATCCTAGTTCCAATATCGCCAGAGTCAAACGCTTTGATTACAGAATCTTTTAGATTCGCGACCGCGAATAGTCGTTCCCACGATAGTTGTTGCAACAACTAATCGCGCTCTGATTCCGGAATCACCGGACCCCGGACGCCGGTTCGGGTGCCGTTAGGCCGGACGCCGGTTCGGGGCCCGTTAGGCCGGACGCCGGTTCGGGGGCCGCCCCGGCGGGGGCAGGCGTGCCCGTGAAGCGGGGGCACGTACTGCCTGCGACAAAATTATCAGTTATATCACCCGCAACTTTTCCCTAGGTGTTTTGAATTCCCAATTTTGATTCTGGCATCATGTGCACGATTTAACCATCACTGAAGAATCGCCATCGCGACTTTTCAGTGTGAAGGGTCCGGGCGGCGGGTTTTCAATGGTGTATTTGGTGCCTTTTTCGTCCTCGAAGACTTTACCGTCTTGCCAGAGTCGTTCTAAGAGGAACGCACCACGACTTTTTCGGTTTTTGCCTATAGGATAAAGGATAATGTGAACCTCCTATACTTTAAACATTTTTGCCCTAAAGTACCTGCCACGCGGCGGGGTGTCGGGGCGCCCTCTCGCAGGACCCCGAAACCCGAACCAACGACAATAAAAGCTCCCGCAGGACCCTGAAACGACACATTTACACCCGTATATTGATTCCACGCTTCGCGTGGTTCGGGGTCACCGAAATAGTTACATAATCATTTCCAACATACTGCCTCCCACGATTTTCCCAGATATTCTATTTCAGGGTCATATTCGCTTTTATCAATTTCGCGATTATATAATTATTTTCTCCTTACTCTAACCATATTTCTTTTTTTTTTTTTTTTTTCAAAAACATAATATAGATATAATGTCGCGATTCACAATTCCGTTTTGCGGACATGCTGCAAGTGGCCGGGAAACGGGGAGCGGCATACCCGCTACAATGGCAAATTTGGCCCCGTCCCGTCACTAGGGCGAAGCCCTAGGCCCCAACCGGCTTACATGTCCATCGCCCTCCCCGACGCCCTATAAACGCCCTGCGAATATCACCAATATTGATAGGTGCGAATAACATGGTATTATTCGCACCTATCAATCTTCACGAAAGTGAATCATAAGCACATGAATAAACGGCAAACAATCTACCTAAAGCAGTTTGGTGAATCTGTCTTACACGCTCATATGAACACTGAAACTCCTTAGCTATCTGCCGCAGACTATAGCCAAGCCTATAGTGCAACACAATGACCAGTCTCTCATCATTACGTTGCAGGAAACCCAAAGCCTCGTCAAAGAACCCTGATTCCGGAATCAAAGATAGGTACCTACGAGAACAACGCCGCAAAGTCCGCATCGCTCATCACCTCGGCCCGTTTGTCTAGCAGTTCACGCTCAACCAGTGGCTTACCGTTTTCACTGTAACCCTCAGAGAGGATTCGCCACAGTCGCTCATAACGCCGCACCAGTCCTTCCTGATAGGCCACTGCCACCTTGCCCCTATGCGAAGCCACCCGTATCTCCTTAGGGCCACAGGCCAACTGTTCAATACCAAACAGCCACCCGTCCCCCACACGTTCACCCATAAGGAACGCATAGGTAGCCATTTGATCGGCCCATTCGCCCTCATAAGGCGTACCGTTGTAGGCAACGTCCCCTTCATAGGCTAAAACACAATCCTTGTGCATCATACCCGAAGGTCGTATCTTCACGTAGCCGGGCTTGGGCGAAGCCCGTGAGCAGTACCCGTTGACCTTGAAGTCGTCAACGACTCTTACCCCGGACGACGACGTAAAAAACACATCAGGCTTCCCGAGAACCACCGCTGAACCTATATTCCCCCGAACAGAGAACTCGAACTGTGGTGGTGTGGCCGCTCCCGAAAGCTCCCGAACAAGATCCGCCAGTGCCCCACAGCTAACGTAGGCAGAAAACAATCTCTCCCCCGCCGCCCGGCCCCAACCTAGTAAGGGCGCTTCGACCTGAGCCTCCAGTAGACTCTCAAGGCGGTAACCGTCACTGGGACCAAAATTGCCATACACAGTCTTATAAAGATGACTCTTAATGTATGCATCGAATGCACTCCCTGCAGCCATCGGCTGCGTTTGAGCCTCGCGGGGAACCCGATTCGGCGTTAGGTAACGAAGGTAATAGTCTTCCGTAGAATGTTCAAAGAGCTTCAACGATGTCGGTGAAAGATATTCCACCTTCCGTAGGTCACTCATAGCAGCTTGCTCACTTTCTCCCCAAGGGCGGGATCACGAGTAACGACAATCTTCCACCCATCACCCGCCACATACACATCGCCCCATGGCAAGCCACGCTTAGCCGCCTCATTAATAAGCGCCTCCTTCAAGGGATGCACCTTGTCCCGAAGCATGTAAAGAATGTTGACCAGATGCCCGTTCCCCAGTTTTGATACCGGAATCAGTTGACCCTCCTTGGTCTTCCACATATTGTTCATTTCAATCAGGCTTTGCGGGACCTTGAACTCCCTCAACACCTTAATGGTAACTTCGTCATAGGGGAGTGTATCATAATAGTCGCCCAGTCTACTCTTCACCCACGCAAGCATCGTGTCTCTCGTTTGAAAGGGAGGCACCGGAAT